TTAATCGCTATTCCTATTGAACGTTTCATTCAAAGCCTGTTGCACAGCATCTACACGTGTCTTACAGGCTTTATATGCTGTCATGGACTCTTCAACGATTTTCATTAAATTGTCGATGTCTGGCTCATTTTGTGACTCCAATAGCTCAGCATTCTTTTTAAGGACTTCATAGCCTTCCTTGAAAGAGAGTTCTTTTTTACTCATTACCAATTACCTTCGTTACATTTGCTTGAATGGTACCATCCTGTAATTCTACTTGGATGTTATCACCTGAAATCTGTTTAATAGAGCGTATAGCTTTTCCCTCGCTACGAACAATTCCGTAGCCTTTAGCCATCACATTTCTTGGATTCTGTAATAGGGTCTCACGTATCAATGATTCAACTTGATTTGATGCTAATTTGGTTTGCTGCTGCGCTAAGTACTGTGTTGTACCTTTCATCATGTCTAATGCTTTATTTGCTTCATTGATCTGTCCATGAGCAAGAGTCTTGATCACTCTGATGTATTGATCATTTTGACTTTGATACGCCGTGATTTGATGCTGAGATAAAAGTTTAATCTTCTGTAGAGAGTCCAGTACTTCCTGAGTGCGTTCAACAATCAGATTACGAATACCACCAATCACTTTGCTTGGAGTATCAAAAGACCGATTAGCCACTTCATCTAATATGGTCCGGTCTTTTTCATGGCCAATACCGACCCATATCGGAACTGAACGTTTACAGAGTAGGGCAGCTAAGTCGTAGTCATTTAAATAAGCCAAATCATTTACTGCACCACCACCGCGAATAATAACGATCAGATCTGGAGCAGTATCAAAGTTTAAAGCCCATTGACGTAAACCATTACCCAGGGCATTAATAATACTCACGGCGGCAGTATTACCTTGAAAGGTCGCGGTGTGATAAATGAAATGACAGACATCGGCTTTATCTAAAGCATCTGCATCTTTTTTGAAGTCACCAAGACCAGCTGCATTTTCAGGTGCAATCACCAGGACATTTTGAATATCAAAAGGAGTAGGGAGTAACTTATTTTTATCAACCAACCCTTCAGTGGTTAAGCGTTCTAATATTTGCTGATAACGCCGTGCAATATCGCCTAAGGTGTAGCTTGAATCAATATCTTCTACATTGACTGAAAAGCCATACTGGGGATCAAACTTAGCTTTAATTTTGATTAATACGTTTAGATCCTTGGATAGCTCAATTCCACTTTCACGTTCGAATTTTAAAACCATTTTTGCAGCGGAAAACTTCCAGATTGTTGCTTTACAGCTGGCAATGACCTTATCTGTATTTTCATCTTTCTCAGCCAGCTCTAAATAGTAATGGCCACCTTTAATGCTGAGGTTTCGGATTTCAGCTTTTACCCATACCGGTTCATTAAAAGTTATACGGATAACTTCTTGGACCGTTGCAAGGTATTCACTTAGGGAGAGCTGGGTATCAAACATGGATATGTGAGCCAAGTATATTGTTGAAAATAGTATAGAGCTGATAGCCGAAAGGCAATTGAGCTTAATCGAATCTGATAAGTGATATGGCCTGTATCAGATTGATTTAAAAGCTCATGTGAATTTGTTATAGAGGATCTATTTAGATGTGAAAGCCCTCAGAAGAGAGCTTTTTTGATTTATGGCCTAATCATTACTGGACCAAACATCCCAGTGTTGATTAGAGACTCCCATATTTTTTTAATTCCTTGCCCTGTTTCTTGATTTACAAATAAGGACGAGCGCTTACCATGAGGTTTTCCTAAAAAATAGGAACTCATTGAATCCCATGTTTCGCCAACTTGTGAAGTTCTCCATTCAGGTAGTTCGTTTTCCAATAACAATGGAACAGCAATCGATAGAGGTATTGTTCCATCCTTTGACAAAGGTTTTAACCAGTTGCATCGAACAAGAATAGGAGTAGCACTAGAGGCGTAAAATCGTACATTTAAGCGTTCAGCAGTAATATCTGCAACAGGGTTTGGCTTAAGCTCTGCTACAGAATCCAAAACTTTTTGGCCATCATCATATGGACAGGTGATAAATCCATTCGCAAAGTAAACAGTATGATCCAAGCCTCGATAACCACATTCTTTACTTGGTGATGTTAAATCATAATCTACACGTTTATCACTTACTAGCGGATGCCAACTAGGGTAGCAGTAAATAACGGGACCTAATTCATCAAATAAATCCATTAAAACCATTCTGCTATTTGCTTGATCGTGAGGACTTAAATCTGTTAAACGAGATAGTAAATATTTTTCTGCTGAATCACGTCCATCTTTTGCTGCTTCATCTGCACGAAATGCCATTTTAAAACCTAATATTTTATTGTTGTGCATAAAATACAAATTCTATGCATAAATATCAAGTAATGTGTTTAATGCCGTTCAATTTACTTTTTTCTATATTGAATTAAGTAGTTAAATGATAATTTTTATTATGAATTCATAGCATCGTAGTCATGGCGATGTAGGGCATATTGTTGATCTAGATAGATTGCAAAATCTTCGAGTCGTACCATCCATGGAGCTTTTGCTGATTGCTCGATTTTAAATGCTGGAAATGGCAGTTCATGGAAGTTAGCTTTCTTACGCGCCGTTTTGACATCCATATGCGTGAAATAATCTTGGACAATGGTATCTAGGTGAACTACTGGTGATACATAGCGCATGCATAGCATTGTGTAGGTATTAAGCTTTGGATCTATATGTTTCATTAATTCTTCCTTGGTCGTCCGCGTCGACTTTTCAAATCGGTTTTAAGAAAAGGGATAACAACATTGGGGTCATAGAGTTTCTTTCCAGAACTGCCTACGTTGAATAGTTCTAGTTTTTGAGAGAGTGTTTCTCTGGACATTGGAAAGCGTTTAGTGAGCCATGCTAAATCAACTAGATCAGGATACTGTTCTATTTCTAATGCAATAACAGTGGCGCCGTGTATCGAATCTCCAAGACATATTTTAGGAGGCGATTCGCTCTCTATAGTGATGATATATTTTTGTTTGAACATCTTTTCACCTGCTAATTTTCTTAAATTAATAAAGATAGACAGATATAAAAGGGATTAATTTTGAACTAGCTTTGCCATGTTACAACATCAAAGAGGTTCTATTTTTGCAATGTTGTTGCATCAGAAAATTTCTGTTTCTACATGTAAGACTTTTTGTTGCTGCATTTGGGCTTTTGTTGCTGCACGTACTCTTTGGAGATTCATTTAAAACTTGAATAACCGTCTTTGTTCGGGGGAGTTTATAAACGGTAATGTATCCAATATTGGTATCATTCCGAAAACGGTAATATACCCAATATTGGTATTTTGAATGATCCCGTTTTTGGGGTTTTGAATGATCCCAAAATTGGGGTGCAGAACCTATCAATGAATCTACCATTGAACCAATCATTCTCTCTAAGAGCGATTTGGGTCTAGTGATTACCAATGAATTGTCTTGCCTGATGCTCAAGGCACCAGATATAAACAGATTTAATTCTATGACCCAAAGATCAATTATAGATATGGCCTAATTTCTCATTGGTTTGAGCGTAGTGAACTATTTTTTAAAAAAACAACCAAAGGTACATTAAAAATTATTTGGAGCTTAGAGCGCAAACTAGAGCGATATGTGAAGGCACAAAAATATTCAAATAATAGGAAGGCGAATTGCCAATTCAAAATCAGTTTTGGTTGGGGAAATGGAGTAAAAATAGGTGTTTTGCACTCTCCCTCGCGCGCGCGCGCGTTTTGTTGGCAAATATACCCATTTTTTAAATACTTGAATCGTTCCCTAATGAAATAAAACTTATGGGGACAAACATGGGGATTTTTGTTGAGCTCAATAATTTTGGAGCATCAAAAAGATTAATTTTTCTTAAGGCTGCGATTCATTACGGCGCACCTAATTACATGGAAATGATTCGGGAACTAAAAGAGCACCATGAAATGACATGTGAAAAGATTGCTTTCATGCTTCCAGTTACGAGTGCTAGTACTATTAACGAATGGGCAAAAGGTGGCAGACCAAACTATGAAGCTGGCGAAGCATTTGTTGAATTATGGAAAACTTTTACTGAAAAAACAGATCAAGACATCCCTCGAATTAATCACTGGAGAATATGATTGATGATTAAGCAGCCAGCGTATAAGCCCCTAGATTGTAATGATATGGTGAGGTCAATTCAGCTATGCAATGGGGTTGAATATTTAATTGATGAATTCCAGAGGGAAATTAACTGTAAAGAGCCCAACCAGTTATATGAGTTAAGCTATCAAATGCAATTGTTGAAAATAGCTGATAATTTGGAGGAATTAATTCATAGATTAACCTATTTGGCTGACAAGAATAATAAAGAGTTCTATTTTCAACATTTATTCGCAATCTTAAAAAGTTTAAGTACGGCGCCAAATGTATTGATTATCACGGCGTACTATCTTGATCCAACTAAAGAGTTTAAGCGGATGGTAAATCGAAATACTTTTGATATAGCAATGGGTGAAATTGTTAAAAAGATTCAGTTTATAAAACCTGTGCTTCAATCACTTTCTGTTGGACGTAAGTCTGGTGTCAGAAATATTTCTCACTATGTTTAATAAAATTTGGCCATACGAAAAAGGAGCAATTTGTGCTCCTTTTTTTAGATGTATACACCCATTTTTCTGCATAAACAGATCTATAGACTTAATGTATCTTAGTAGAAAATGAGTTGAACATGACTGATATCATCCCCCCTGAAAATAAGGAATTGTTGGCGCATATCTTACGTGGAGCAGAGGAAGAAATAGCTCATGTAGTGAATGTTCAGGAGAAAGTAGCGCAGTTGCCACAGCTTGATATTCCTGTATTTAACTACTTCGCACCCAATATCTATATGCGCCAGATGGATGCTAAAGCTGGCACGCTGATGGTCACTAAGATGCACAAGACAGAACACTTTCTCATTATTTTAAAGGGGAGCGCATCAGTTTTAGATAATGGTGAATTAGTACATTTTGAAGCACCACAAATTATCAAGACTAAGGTTGGGACTAAGCGAGTTATTTATTTTCATGATGATAGCTCTTGGTTGACAGCTCACCCAACTACAGAGACCGATCTAGGCGTGATAGAGGAGCAATTGATTGTTCCTGAGCACGAAATTAATCAATTTTTAAAAAGTATTGAGGTGAGTGTATGACATGGTTTGCAGTAGCCGCAGCCGCAGCCGCGGTAGCAAGTGCAGCAATTACTGGTTATTCGAGTTATCAAAATAACAAAGCAGCAGGTGAACAAGCTCAAGCGGATGCGAATGCTGAAAAAGCTCGTGGACGGTTAGAGGCCGAGCGCATCCGTAAGGAAAAAGAAAAAACACAGTCCGCTGCACGTGCTGCTTTGGCTCAGAATGGACTAGATGTGAACGAAGGTACAGCACTGGTCATTAATGATGAAATTGAACAGGCTGCAAATTACGATGCGAATATGGCTGAAATTACAGGCTATAACTCGTCACAACGTTTAAAGACGCAGGCCAGTCAGTTTAAAAGCAATGCAAATACGGCAGCAGCAACAGGTGTTTTAAATGCTGTTTCTGCGGGTGCTGATGGCTATAACAAGTATGCCGCATCAAAGAAAGCTCCCGATCAGGCCGCTATCAATACAGCAGCACCGCCAAAGACAACCGGGGGCTGGAAATAGTCAAAGCATATTAGTTTTTGATCAATAATCAAGGAGCATTAGCTCCTTTTTTTACATCTAAATACACCCATTTTTTGAAGGTTAATACTGTCCTAAATTGATTCTATTCAATAGATTTAGAAGGATAAATTAATGGCTAAAATTCCTATGGGTAATTTTGGTAATGCCATGCCTCAAGTTGGTCGTATCCAGATGCCGCAAAATCAATCGGGTCAGATGATTGCAGGTGCATTGCAGAATATGTCCCAAGTTGCACAGCAGCAGCATGAAAGAGAAAAACTTGCACAAGAAAAGCAAAAGATAGAGCAGGATAAGAAAGACAAAGCTGAGCTTGCATTGCAATCCTCTAAGGTTGGGGCGGACATCAGTGTAGTGGATGATGATCTTTTGCTTAAAATGCAAAGTGGTGCAATTGCCTATGATGACGCCGTAGTTCAACGTCAAAAGAGCTTAGAAACAATCAAGGGTCAGTACAAAGACCTAATCCCTAAACAGTTTGAGCAGAACTTTAATAATTATTTTGAGCAGCATTCTTACCAGAGTGCATCGAAGTATTTGCCGATCGCGCAGAAGTCCGAGCAGCAGCAGGCAATTGTAAAGTTAAAGGATATGAGAGAAAACTATCTCAAGAATCCTAATGCTTCAGAACAAGAAGTCTGGGGTGGTTTGTCCCTGTATGCACAGTCAAAAAATTTACCTTTAGCTCATGTCCAGGACACTTTTAACGAGTATAAAAATAATCGCGCTGGCAATGATGTATCCACATTTTATTTAGGAAATAAGTCAGATAACGAAAAGCTAAATGAACTATCCACTCCCGAGGCTGTAATAGCAAAGCATCCTAATTTGACTCAAGAGCAGGCTGTCTACTGGAGTGGGCGGGTATCAAGTCAAATCGATCAGAATAACCGAGCGGTTGCCTTACAGCAAAAGCAGTTAGAAGATGACGCCAAAGATGCTGTTAATGAGATGAAGGCGGATATTGAAACAGGTTTGATCCCAAGTGAAGACGTGATTAAATCCCGTTTAGCACGTGTTAAGGGTACAGGTAAAGAATCTGAGTTTGTTCAGTACAGCGGGGCTTTGGTTGAAGTACAGCAGTTCATGAGACTGGGAGCGGATGAGCGTGAAGCTTACCTCAGTAAAAAACGTTCAGAAGCTCAAAATACGGCGCAAGATAATGCTAAAGACGTGAGCTGGAAGTTAAGCCTTCTGTCTAAAACGCATGAGAATATGTTGGGCTATGAGAAAAATAACTCATCTCTAGCATATTCAATTAAGACTGGACAGGAGTTAACACCAGTACCAACGACCTCAATTATTATGGGAGACCCTAAAGCAGTTGCAGCATTATCCAAAAATATTAAAACGATCCACGCTAGTAATATTATTGACGGTGTAAATGGTTCACTTAATCCACTTTCTACTCAACAGCAACAAGAATTGAAGGATTACTGGGGTAAGGCAAAGCCTGGAGACAAACTTACTCTTTTGACCAATCTATTTACAGCCAGTGCAGGAAACGCTAATGCCTCACGCGATATGATCAAAAGCATTGCCGGGGATAGTGGGGCCTACCGCTTGTCTGCCTCATTGGGTCGCAGAGGACTAAATGATATTGCTGGGCAGATTGTCACAGGACAGGATTTGCTGGATAAAAATCTGGTCAAAGTTGATGACAATGCACTTAGAGCCAGTACGGCGAATTATCTATCAGGTGTTACCTCTCCTGGCAAGCCAGACTTTGAAATTTATTTAGAATCAGTGAAGGCTAATTATGCCTATTTACTGCAGAAGTCGGGACAAGTAGCCGATTCAAAAGGAAGTATTTTAAATAAATCTATTGATGAAGATTTATTTCATAAGGCTGTATTAAACGTAACTGGTGGAAAATATACCTCAGGCGGTTTCTTTGGTTCGAAGTCAGTTGTATTGCGACCACATACTGTTAATGAAAAATCCTTTGATGATCAGCTAAAAACTTTCAATTCAAGTAATGCACGTGCATACGGCGGTTCGGATAAAGATTTCTTTCTCGATTTGCCATTGGAGCAAGATCCTCATAATCCATATAAATACTATTTTAAAAATGGTGCCAAGTACGTCATGGATGTGAATGATAAGCAACGCAAAAAACGTTTAACTTTTACGGTTCGATGAGGTGATCTATGGATTTTTTAGCAGATGATGAACTCACATTAAATCAGGATGATCCACGATTTAAACCAAAAAGCCAGCGTGGTGGCTTTGCCGATGGTGCCTTAGGGACTCTTTCTGGTGTTGCAATGGGGACCATTGAGGCCGCTACAGCACCAGATGCATTAATCCGAGGTGACAAGAAAGCAGCTGCCCTAAGAGCACAAAACCTCGAGATTTTTAAACCTGATGACTTAGGAGGAGTAGGGGAGTTTACTTATGGTTTAACTAAAGATTTTACTCGTATTGGTTGGAACGCCGTGACTACACTTGGTACTGGTGGTGTACCTGGATTAGCACTTAATTCAGGGCTTTTTGGCTATCAGACTTATGAGGCCGAAAAATCAGACTTAATCAATAAGGGGGCGGATATACAAACAGCTCGCACCGGTGGTGCGGTTAAAGGGGTTGCAGATGCTTTGGGTTTTGCTATTCCTACCCATGGTGTGTCTAAGTCTGTAATTGCTGACGCCGTAGCTACTACCGCGCTGGCTACTGCAGCGGGTTCAGCCGGTGACTATATCGAAGGTTCATATTTAGAGAACAATGAAAATAAGAAGGTCGCTCAATACGGCGAAGCATTAAAGGAAAATGCATTAAGTCCGTCCACATTGGCAGCAAACGGCGGGATGGCCTTACTACTCAACTTATGGGCGAATAAAGGGCGATTACGGCCAGAGCAGATTAAAGATCATAGTAATGTAGATACCATGAATGATGCAGCTCATATACAGGCCAACATAGAGCATGCAGAAGGCACGAATCCATTTAGCCCAACTAATGCAAAAGAAGCCAATTCACATTTTGATGCTTTAGACAGTGCAATGGAGAGTGCATTGAATGATGAGTTGGTCAGCTTAAAAGCACCAGTGAGCGGAACACCCAAAGCAATCGTAACGAGCACACCAGTGGTACCAATAACAGGTACACCGAAGGCTATTGTAAGACCAAGCGCTATCAATACTGATGAACATAAAGCGCCAGTAATAGCGGAGCTTTTGACTAATCCTGTATTTGATAAAAAACCTTGGACAAAAACGATTGTTCAGGAAGCCTCTAAACGAGGCATTAATCCAGTGGATGCCTTAATCATTTCCCATTTGGAAACTGGTGGCACTTTCAGCACTTCAATCCAGCCAAAGGACAGAAACGGTAAGTTACTATCGTCCGCTACCGGCTTATTCCAGACTTTGGATAGCACCTTTGCCCGTATGGGAGGTAAAAATAAGTTTGATGGTAATGATCAAATTAAAGCGGGCCTGAATTACTACGAGCACAATGCCAAGGTTTTCCGCAGCCACTTTAATCGAGATCCGAATGGCCTAGAGCTTTACTACCTGCATTTCTTTGGTGAGGGTGGTGGACCAGCATTTTTAAAGGCTAAGGATAATGAGCTTTTTGTTGATGTGGCCACACGCTGGAGTAAAGGCAATCAGAAAAAGACTGCAAGACAGATTGCAGAAGGTATCACTTCAAGTCATCAATTCAATGGTATGACCGTAGGGCAGGTAAAGGCCAAATACGAAAAGCGCTGGAACGATATAGCTAAACTTTATGGTGATGTCGGTTCACAAAGTGCAGCACATCCTACCGAAGTCCGAGGGAGCGAATCAGAGTTCCCACAGTTTGAGTCTGATATAACTGCACCACCTGCTTACAAGTCCCAATCTGATGCTGAAGTTGAAGCAATGCCTTTTGTACTCAGTGCAGATGAGCATAGTGTTAAGTCACTCCAGGAAGAGTTCGAAGCCCTATCTTCTCCATTGACCAAGGAGGATCTGGAATACCTCAAGGCTACGGCGCATTATCAGTATTCGGAAGGAGGTGCTTACCGAACGCCGTATGTTGAACCTCAGGTCGACTTATCTGGCCCTGGTAATAGTGCCAGTCGTAATTTGGATACATTGGACTCTGATCTTTACCAGCTTGAGCCAGAACAACAACGCGTTATTCTTCCAGATCCAGAATCGAACACTTTAGATATCAATACCAGAACATCAGGTTCAAATATTCCGCAAAACTCAATTGTTGATGGTGTAGACAATTGGACTCCGACCAGATCGCAAAACTATCTCAAACGAGAGCGTTTAATGGAGGATGGGGGAATTATTCAAGAGCTACACAATAGTACTTCTAATACGACATTCCAGCGCCAGATTAATCAGGATGGCACCATTAGCCCGGTAAAGGCTACACGTAATGGGAATGATCTATTTGCCCATCCTGCTAATGGTAAAGCTGATAGTCCTGAATTGACTGCGGTACAGCATAAAGCTACTCAGGCATTAGAACGGGAGTTCTGGAAGCCTAGCAAGTCCAAGGTTGATGGTGCACCGGACTTAACCAAGTCTAGTAAAGGGGAATATGGCGCATTCACTGACACGGCAGACGGTAGGGAAGCAGTTTCAATTCTAGAAGCAGATCCCGATATGGAAGTGACCTTTACGCGCCTGGATGAAAACGGGAATGAAGAAATTGTGACGATGTCATCCCGAGATCTATTGGACTATGTCAAAGAGCAAGAAGAAATCGCAAAAGATGAAATTCAGGCAGTGAAAGCATTGGCAAGCTGTGCATTAAGATATGGGAGTGAAGCAGCATGAGAGCAGAATGTAGAGAGCAGGTCGCAAAGGCCTTAGGTAAAAAAAGACTTAGTGCAGCAGATAGTAACCGCATTTCATCATTGTATATCCGCGCGCAAAATACATTGGCTAGAACTGATTCTGATTGGATTTTTAAAAGCCCAGCTGAACGTGCTGAAGCTATTGCTCAGAAAACAGCTTCGGATCTCGCCGTGCAGATTGCTAAGAATAATCAGAATATTGCCAGAGATGCTGTCATTAAAGCTCAGATTCAAACTGAAATTTATAACCATCCAAAATTAAACCCTGTTCAGGCATTAATGCGGAAGATTGCTTATTTCTCGGATCAAAGCGGTATTCAGTCTATAGAAAAGCAGTCACAAGCTTTACATAGTCGCTGGATGTCCTTAGTTGCTGATGTATTTACCAAAACTCAAGAACGGTTTGGAATGTCAGTGAACAAAGCCATGACTGATGACATTATCAGGGTCATGTTTGGTGGCAAGTCTGATAATCCTGAAATTACTGCAATGGCTAAAGAGGTCAGTGCAGCTTTAGAAGAAATGCGCTTAGCATTCAATCGTGCAGGCGGAAATATTAAGAAGCTGGACAATTTTGGCTTTATGACTTCGCACGATCAGAAAAAGGTTGCTTTAACTGACCAATCTGAATGGGTAAATGATGTTTTAGCTGGTGCGGATCGAAATCAGTACGTCAAAGATACTGGCGAGCTTATGGATGAGTTAGAACTTAAATCCATGTTGGAGGAGATCTATAAGACTATCGCTACCAACGGCGCAAATAAAGATCTTCATGTGCTAAATAAACAGACCAAAGCAGGAGCATCACCAGTAGGTGGTCGCTCAAAAATGGCAAACCGACACCAGGAAGCGCGAGCATTGCATTTTAAAGATGGTGATGCTTGGTTGGCTTACCAGAAGAAGTATGGTACCTACAATGAAGCCGGCTTTCATGAAATCCTGAAAAACCATACCCAGCGTATGAGTACTGAAGTAGCCATGATGCAGAACCTTGGATCCAATCCACGTCATACATTTGAATCGTTGCTGGATGAAGCTAAGATAAAACTTAAGGCTGATCCAGATAATGGATTAAAACACGGCGAGATTGATAAGCAGGCTCACCGGGCTATATCAATGTATAACACCCTCGATGCTAATACCCGGGCGATTGATTCAACCCTAGGAAATGTCATGGGTGGTCTTCGTGCTTTAATGGTGGCATCTAAATTAGGTGGAACCACATTAACGACCTTTGGCGATCATGCTAGTATGAAGAAAGTGGCTAATATGCTGGGCCTGTCTTATACCAAATCCATCCTCCCTGAATACATGAAGCAATTGAAACAGGGTTCCACACGTGATGAGGCATTACGATTCGGTTTAGGTATTGGCGAGATGGCAGGCTCTATGACCCGGTTTGGTGATGCTGATATTGTCAGTAGTGCCACTAAATCAGGCCGTTTTAATGCACGTATGCAGGCTTTTGCTGCAATGACGATGAAACTGTCAGGACTGAACGCCGTGACCGCAGGAGCGAAACGAGCGTTCAATCTAGTGCATATGAATAAGCTTGCTGAGTTGACCCGTAAAACAGATTGGAAGGATCTCGGTGCAGATGATCTTAAGATCCTACAGGGGAATGGCATTACCGAACGCGATTGGCAGTTATGGCAGCAGCTGGAGCCAAGCAAGCGTGAAGATGGAACGGCGGTACTTACTCAGAATGATTTCTTCAATGCCTCTGATGATGTCATTAAGCAGTTCTTGCCAGAGGATAAGCATAACAGTACAAGTGCGATTGCTGACTTTCGATATAAAGCAGCAATGAAGTACCAGACTCATTTATTCAATGAGGAATCTGTGGCCATCATTGAGGCTGGTGTACGTGAGCGTAGCATTATTAATCTAGGTGAAGCCGGTACCATTCAGGGTGAATTAGGCAGAACACTATTCCAGTTTAAAGGCTTTCCTTTGGCATACATGTTCCGTATTGGTCATCGTGCCTTTGCTCAAGGGGACATTAAGAGCCGAGTGACATTCCTAGTTTCGCTACTGGCTTATCAAACTTTAGCAGGTGCATTGATCGTTCAGACTCAGAACTTGGCCAATGGTAAGAATCCAGAGCCTGTATTCACGATTGACTTCTTTGGTAAGTCACTCCTTAAAGGTGGGGGGCTTTCCTTCCTGGGGGACATCATGTCTGCACTTTCAGATCCAACTGGTCGAAGTGCATCAGACTTTATCAGTGGCCCATTATTAGGCCAAAGCATGAAGTTGGGTATGCTGTTAACAGGTATGGGTAACAACATCATTGAGGGGAAAGAATCTACCCGGATGATGGAAGTGGCCAATACCCTGAAGAGTAATATTCCATTACAAAATCTTTGGTACAGTAAACTGGTCGTAGATCGAATGCTGTATTCTAAAATGCAGAACATGATTGATCCTGATTATTTACCAAGAACACAGCAGCGTCTGGAGAACTTAGGTAATAGTTACTGGTGGGATTTATCAGAATAGAATTAGGAGCTTCGGCTCCTTTTTTGTTGTATGGTGATTAATTAACACACTTTAAAAATGAAAGAAATGAATAAATTTTTATTTAAGGTTTTAATGTTTTTGACATGCTTTAGTGCATTTAATTGTATTGCTTTAGCAGCTTCAGAAGTTGATATAGCTGACATCTTTAACTCTGATGGGACGCCTAAAGAAGGGTCTATTAATGGGGTTAAATTTATTTCAGCTAAAGAGAATGGATTACTAACTTTAGCTCTATTTGATGGTGAGTCTATTCCAAACAAGAGTGGTGATAATTACTGGTTTTTAAGCTGTAACTCTTACAAAGATAGTTACAACATGAATGCCGTTATATGCGGAGCACAGAGAGGGGAATTCAGAATTTTGTTGGGTTCGTTAGGATATATAATTGAAATGGAAGATAAGCCAAGAGGTGGAGGGCGCTATATAGTGGCATTTGATAAGGAGCCTAGTTTTGAGGCAACTTATCGTATTATTGATAAGGTCGAAGTTAAAAAATTCTTAGCCAAAATGATCGATTCCAAAAAGATGCAGTACTCTTATAAAAATGAGAAAAATAAATATATTTCTAATGAAAGAAAAATTCAAAATACTGGTCTAACAATTTCTCTTCTCAAGGATATGAGAGATTATTATTAAATTAGTTTAGTCAAAAATTTCTGAGAATTACCTGCAGTCATAGGATCAAAAATAGAATGATTTTAGATAGAGAGTTACAGCGAAAATTATTAACGAACCTAAGTGAGGTATATCCTTTTAGATATGATTTTTCAAAAGACTTTCAATACGGATCTGTGGATTATGAAAAGGCCGTAGCTAATCTTTATTATTTACAATCTCATGGTTTAGTTACAGATAAGAGCGTTTTTGTTTCTCAATCACTCGGTGGGCGTGGACAAGTACAATTTGGCTCGGCAGAAATAACGCATAAAGGAATGGACTTTTTAGCAGATGACGGCGGACTCTCCGCAATTCTTGGTACAGTTACGATCAAATTTGAAACCGAGCAGCTTAGAGCCATTCTTGCTGCAAAAATTATGATTTCCGATCTCAGTCCCGAACGTAAAGCTACTATGATTGATGCTATTAAAGAACTACCTGCAGAAGGGTTAAAGCATCTAACAATGAAAATTGTAGATGCTGGTTGGGATAATATGGATTCTCTCATGAGCCTTATACAGAGTGCACTACCATACTGACTCCCCACATTTGTGGGTATAGTTTAAGGGGTAATAGCTGATGACCTTATATATCTCAACACCTGAGTTATTGAAGCGCTATGGAATTACTAAAGGTACTTTGATCAGCTGGCGAAATAAAAAGAACTTTCCTGAGCCAGTGATTAAAGCGCATGGACGCTCAAGCAGTCGTTACGGGATCAAAGCAGTTGATACCTGGGAAAGAAACAGTGGATTGCTTGAATCACTTGAAATACAGCCTCTGATAACACCACATTCATAATTTTAGTAGAAAAAGGAATTTCGCATCATGAAGAATATAATAGCATTCTCTTTAATGGCTCTCATGAGCTCAGTCTCTTTGGCCACCCCAATTACACTTCAGCATTCGAAGACCAGCTATGTGAACTCTGGGATCTGTTCCGCCGTGGTGGATGTGACAATCCATGATTTTCTTGGAACCTATGACAAACTGTATTTAGACCTGGTAGCAAAGGACAGATCCGGCAGAGTGCAGGGGACTTCGGAAAATGTAATAACCTACGGCGATATACAAAATCTTCAGGGTAAAGCATTTGGAAATGTTTTTCTTGAATCTGAAACAATGTGTGGAGCAGATCGTACTTGGACAGTTCAGGTTAAGCGCGCCGTCTTGGTTGTAGATGGTAAAAGAGAGGATTTGCTAAAGGCTAAAAAAGTTCATATTGATGATTTTCAACCAATGAAAATCAAAATTAATTAATAATATTAATAATTTATTGGTATGTTTATGCAAATAATAAAAGATAATTTGGGGATGGTTCTGATCACTATCATCTCTATTTCATATTTATATTTAAGCTGTAATTTTATAATTAATTTAGATGAATTTAATTCATTGAAGCTAAATGAGAAAGGAGATTTTTTAGCTGGTGTTTTTTCTCCTTTAGCTTTTTTATGGTTAGTGTATGGGTATCTCCAACAAGGGCGCGAATTAAAGCAAAATACCGAATCATTACGTCTTCAAGCCACTGAATTGAAAAATAGTGTTGAGGAACAGAAAAAATTAATAAAAATTCATGAGAGTGATCAAAAAGTTCGGCATGAACAAGCTAAACCAATATTAGAATTTGAAGGTTTACATTTTGATCCTGAACAAGTAGTGATGGTAGAGGCCAATCCTTTTACTGGAGAGCTCGGTTATGAGCATAAACAGCAGGATATAAGCTTTCATTTAAAAAATTTAGGATCATCTATTAAGAAAATAAAAATTTTTAGGAATGAAAGTTTAATTGAAAGTATTACTTTGCTGGAAAAAGGTGCAAAAGAATTTATCGTTATTTATTTAACAGATGAAGAACAAGATAATTTGCATAAGAATTCTAATTTGGAACTTCAGTTTATATTGTCTTATTTGGATATGCTTGGATTAGAACACTCAGAACTCTACCATATTGGGCTTAATGATCGATGTGAAGATGATGATGGTATGGCTTATTACAAATGCCACATAAGAAAAATTTATATATCTCCTAATTAATTGGTTTATAAAACTGATGTGTGCTGAAAAAACAGGAGGTTTTAACTTGGTAAACTAAACACACTCATCAGGAGTTTACCATGAGCAAGAAACACAAGACTTACACCACAGAATTTAAAGCTGAAGCCATCAAATTAATTGAAGCCAATCAAGGCAATGTCTCGGAAACAGCTAGACAACTTAGCATTTCAATGCAAACTCTTTCAAATTGGAATACCAAAGCAAAGGCTGGAACTTTAGCAGGTACAAAACAGTATTCACCTGATCTAAACGCTCTACTCGAAGAAAATAAAAAACTCAAACAACAGCTCAAAATAGCTGAAATGGAACGTGAATTTTTAAAAAAGGCAGCAGCGTACTTTGCCAAAGAAAGTCAGTAAGGTACGCCTATATGAAACAAAAAAGATATTCTTTTCCAATTACCTTAATGGCTCGATTACTTCATGTTTCAGTTTCATGTTTTTATGATTGGCTCAAGAGAGGCGTGAGCAAAAGAACGATTCAACGAAATCAACAGACGATATTGGTGAAAATAGCCCATGAGGAGACCAGGCAGAGCTATGGTTATATTCGATTAACCAAATACTTACAAGCTCAAGGTATAAAAATGAGTATGTACGCTGTACGTCAGATAAAAGCGCTGAACCACCTGTATTGTAAGCGACACAAGCGTTTTAAAAGGACTACGAATAGTGACCATAATCGAGCGATCTATGAAAACCTGCTGGAGCAACAATTCTCAATGACTAGACCAAATCAAGCATGGTCAAGTGATATTACGTACATATGGACTGTTGAAGGATGGCTGTATTTAGCAGCGGTAAAAGACCTTTACACGAAGCAAGTGGTTGGCTATAGCTTAAATGAGCGCATGACAACACAGCTTGTTTGTAATGCGCTAAATATGGCTATTCACAATCAAAAACCAACCAAAGAACTGATTGTGCATTCAGACAGAGGAAGTCAATATTGCAGCCATGAATATCGAAATATACTTGAGCAATATGGTTTTCAAGGTTCAATGAGCAAGCGCGGAGACTGTTACGATAATGCACCGATTGAAAGCTTTTGGGGAATACTGAAAAATGAGTTAGTGCATCATTACAACTATCAAACCAGAGAAGAAGCCAAAGCAGATATTATAAAATACATTGAGTTATTTTATAATCATCGAAGAATTCAAAAGGGTTTGGGTTTTAAGACACCAAATCAAATGGCCGAAGACTTTTATAAGTTGGCTGCCTAGAATCTCCCAAGGGAAAGTCTCCTGATAATTCAGCGTATATCAAACATTGAGTCCGCCATTTACTTTCAGAGATGGCGGACAATTTGATATCAGAGTAATTCTAATTGCCCAATTTCATATTTATACGTTTGCCATTCACCTTCGCGTGGAATACGTTCAATACCTGTTTCAGCTCTCCAAAGTTCGATAAGAGCCTCTCCATTTTCAAAATTTGGTGTACCGCCACGTGCCCATTCTGAGACAGTTGAGGCGCTAGAAACGGGGAGAACAAAAGAAATTTTCTCGTGTGTCCACTTCAAGCGGCATAGATCAAGAATCATTCTATTGAAGTCTGGGCGCTTATAGCCACGTAGTTTCACCAAAAATTCTTTGACTTTCTTTTGCTGTCTAAGGTTGATAAATCTTTCGGCGGCAGATCTTTTAGATGCAATAGAATCTACGCGGTCACCCTGAATAAACATCATATTAAATTCCCCTGGATTTGATTAAGCGCATCATGATCTAGATTTGTAAATTGACAGTATTTCAGTTGAGCATGCATATATGCTGTACCAGCTTCGCCGTGGCGATTTTTCCCAACTATGGCTTCAGCAATGCCTCTAAATTGAGATTCCTTATTGTAAATTTCATCGCGGTATAGAAAGATAATCTGATCAGCATCTTGTTCAATCGCACCAGACTCCCGAAGATCGGATAGAACAGGGCGCTTATTTGGCCTCTTCTCTAGTTCGCGGTTAAGTTGTGAAAGTAGGACGATGACGCAATTAAATTCTTTAGCCATTGCTTTGAGCTCACCAGTAAAATAAGCAATCTTCAAGTCTTCCCGAGCAAATGGCTTAGTCGTTTTCATGATCTGTAGATAATCAACAAGTACAGCACCTACAAAGCCATATTGATGCTGAGTCTTACGTATAGATTCACGAATGTTGGCAATTGACGGACGAGATGTATCATTGATTTGCATCGGTACGTTTTTAAGCATTACCACGGCGTTTGTATATGCCGTAAATTCCTCTTTAGGAAGTTTATGTGGGGCATTGCGTAACACTCCAATATCAGCTGGTGCCATGGCGCAACATAGTCGCATTGCGATCTGTTCTTTAGGCATTTCACCGGACATAATCAAGACAGGTTTTTTCTGAATGATTGATACGTGGTTGGCAATGAGCTGCATCATAGTAGTTTTACCCATAGCAGGACGAGCCGCCAGCACCAATAAACAACCTGGTTCAACATCACCCAATTTTTTATCAAGATCATAGATACCAGTTTGAATACCTTTAATCATGGTTTCGCCAGCAATCATGGCTTCCATTTTTTGGCTGATTTCTAAAAAGGTATTTGATGCTGCATCATGAATGTGGAATAAAGATTCACTTGCAGATTCAGTATTTAAATTCGCAAAAGCAGCTTGAGCATTTTGTACTAATTCACCGCGACTAGTAGTTAAATGCCGAGCTTGTTGAATTACTTTTAGTGCTTCAACTTCAGCTTGTCGGCACACTGTAAAATCTTTCAATTTTTCAGCATATGATTGCAGATTGTAGAAACTGGAAGGAGCATCACTCATCAGTTGCATGAGATATTTCTCACCGCCTGATGCTTCCCCATGATTTCGCATTTCTAGCCATTGATTGACGAGTACAGCATCGTATGGAGAGTTCTTGCTATCAAGATCTACAATTGCGCTAAATATTAGTTTGTGGCGAGTAGCATGAAAATCTTGTTCAGTCAGCAGACTTTCAACTTGAGCATAAGAACCTGCAACGGTCATTAGAGCTGCAAGAACAGATTGTTCAATCTGTAGATTGTGAATTGGGGCAGTATTAGCATTCATTATATGCTCTCCAGTAAACTTTTAGGTTTTGAAGGCAGGTTGATTAGTGGTTGAGCTTGCTGAAGTTGTGATTGTTCAACGGCCTTTTTTACATAATTTGGATTAGCTTTTTGATAGCGTTCAAACTTATCGATAATCCAACGAACAAAGGAGTACAATTTTTTTGCATTCGGCATCACTTGACCTGAATAGTGCGCATTGAATGCCCCGAGTTGAAAATCAAAATCAGGTAGTCCAAAAATCAGTTCTAAGTTTTGTTGTTGACCAGCAGAATTTAAGACAGCGATCAATTGATTTCGGTCTGGAATCCACTCGTGTTCTCCAGAGAGATTCATTGATAGATTCAATGGTTGGTTCTGTATCCCGTTTTTGGGATCGTTCAAAACCCCGTTTTTGGTATCATTTAAATTACCACTTTCGGGATTATTTCCGTTATTGGAATCATTCCGTTTTTGGGGTTGTTTAATGTTCCCATTTTCGGGGATGTTCGGATTAGATTTAACTGGCTTTTCAATGCTTGAATCATCCCAATTTTGGGTACATTCTTCACGGCCTTTTACGCCATTTAGCTTAAGTACACGTACTCGTTTTGTCGGTCCCGTTCGCTCGCCAGTATCTTTCACTAGGTCAAGATTGATTAGCTCTAAAATAACTTTCTGAACAGTCTTTTCGTTCAATGCTGTATCTTTCGCAAGACGATCAATACTAGGCCATGCAGTATGATGCTCACCAGCTCGGTCTGCTAGTGAAAGCAGAACGAGACGTTGAGAGGAGTTTTTAACTTGAGCAGTCCAAGCCCAGCGCGTTGCATCAATGCTCACTAGACCCTCCTTGCCGAGTTGTTTTAATTACGGCGTTAAGGAGACGCTCCGGTGTCATTCGCACTGATTCAGCGTATGTATCTGATAAGGGCTGTGACTGAGAGTTTTGTGGTGCTGTAATAGTTTCTTTTGAGGCATTAGAAGGCTTATCCATTTTTAGATGCCTCCCATTCTGCTTCGTACTTTTCAAATTCAATTATGAAAGTGTTTCTGTGATTGTCAGATAAATAGTCTGCAATATTGATCAGATTTTCGAGGCCTGCAAAAACAGCATCACAAAGCGCTGTAGATGATTTTTTTACAGTAATTAGTTCATCTTTCATTTGAAAAATTAAAGTTGAAAGCCAGGTGGATACTTCATGAGCCAGACCATATGGCTCCAATAGATCTCCAGCATCATATTGAATATTTGAATTATTTAATCCATTTTTATATTTATCATGCTCTACATCAAAAATATTGCAGTAGTTGGCAGCTAGATCTTCTGCAATTGAAATAAGACTTTCAAGTACAGTAAAGCTATGAGGTACAGCGCTATTTTCTTGTTCAAGACTTTTAAGTCGAATAGTTTCTTTACTTATGCAGCTGATCAAAACTTGAGTTTGAGTAGTTGTATTGAATGCTAGTGAATAAGCATCAACCATATTGATCGTACGATATAAAGGAATTTGTTTTGATAATGAAATTTGTACTTTAGCGTTCATGACGAATACGCTCCTAACGATAGTTTAGAAGCTCTGCCATTTACTGCCAAGTAAGGGTGGCAAAGCTGAAAAGGGTTGGCAGACTGGTTCGTTAGAGTACCAGCACACTCGAAAGTGTCCCTCTCCAGCTTCACCATAAAGATGCGAATGCATAGAGAAATTACGCATAAAAAAAGCCCTGAGCGGACTGTATGCGCTAACGATTGATAGTCTGCCAAGACTAATTCGATGATTTTGCACCGAACAGAGTCAATATAGCCGAATCGTTTCAGTTTGAGAAGAGCCATTAAAAAAATAATTTTTAATTTCATGGTTGCTCTCCAAATCTTTTGGCAAGAATTTGCATGCCCTTTGGCAATATGAAAAATTCTGTTTGAGTGTAGCTATACGGCTGCCCAGTCGCTTTTACACCTTCCTTGAGTGAGTATTTAGTTTCACAGTAGCCGCGGTTTTCAGAGTAGTAAGTAGATGCTCTGGCACCATTTAAGTAACGATCCCAATTATGCTTTCTCAACCATTCCGCCAATGTCTGCTGTTTGATATTCAGGATCTTGCATGCTTGCTGGAACTTCACACCGTGTTCAGTATGCGTAATAGTTTCAATTGCCTTGCTCAGCACTTGGTTCTCTGACGTTAGCTGTAGATTCTGCTTGGCTTGGACTTCAATTGCTTGTAAAAGGTGCAGGGGATTGCTGATATCAAATGCTGGCGTCTGCTTTTCAAGCTCATACCAGCGTTTTACGATTGCTGCAGTAAATTCTGGACAAAGCTGAGCAACAACAGTTATTGAGTCAAGCTTTCCCTGTTCACCTGAAAATACGTATACATTTGAGAATTTATTAGGACTAACTGACTGTTTATTTTCAACTTTCATCAATGGTGGAAGTTGAATAACTCCACGTTTAGCAAGTCGTTCAATAGATAAATTTACTGCACGTGGTTCTGACTGAACAAGATCTGCTATTTCTGGACTAAGCATCTGATGTGCTGTTAATAAAAGATTAGAAGCATTCATTGAGCAGCCTCCATACCTTTTTCTTGCATCCAGGCTTGCACATCAGAAAGACGCCAAACAGTTACACTTGGGCTTAGCTTGATTGGAGCTGGAAAGGCACCACGTTTGACCCAATTCCAAATAGTTTTGTCTGAAACGCCAATAAGTCCTTTTGATGCTGGGCGAGCATTTAGTGTTTTAACTTGGCCCTTGTTAATCCCACTTTTGTAAACGTGTTCTGTTGGAGATTTGGCAGGGATGTTTGCTAAATCTTTAATTCGTAAAAAACGATCTTGATCAAGTGAAATCATAGCTATACCTATCCAAAGTGGAAGTCTTTAGATTTCTTTGCTAAAGACTGCGATACGTATAGTTTTGTTTTTTAAAGTATCCCGATAATAGGGGGGGCAACAATTTTCGGGATACTAAATTTCTAAATTGAAAGCTTCTTTTAAAATCATATTTCTTGTGACAAAATTTTCATTTTGGAGATCAACATTCAAAGCAGTATTGTACCAATTGACTAATCTGGTATCTTTTTTTGCATCCAAGTATTTATTTTCAAGAGTTTTTTTTGAAACTTTTATATCTGGCAAGTATTTGTCTTTGATGATGCTACAAGCATTACTAACGGAGAGGTTACTTTTTGTTGTACAGATATAATCAACAAGCGTGAAAAGACCTAATAATTCTGTGAAGCCCCATTTGTTTGATCTGCCTGAAGGAGCTGATTGCATCTGAAAACCTGGTTCATATTGTTGGGCTAATTTTGTGGCCAATAAAAACCAATGATTAGGATGATTGGGATCAATATCATGATATTTCATAAGTAAAAACATTTTAAAAAAGGTTAATTCATTTAAATTGTTTATTACTGCATCATTGTGTGCTTTAACCTCAGCTTCATGTTTTAGTTTTTCTTCTTCCGGTAAGCTTTTACTAAGTAATGATATTGAGCGCAGATTAGGGAAAGGCAATCTTTCGAGGAGTGGTTTTGGTTTTGGCTTTTTCATAGGCTTCCCACAGCATTCCCAAAGAGTTGCTAGGTAAATAAGTTGGGTACTTACTTGTCGGATGCCTCCTATACCTAGCTGGTTCAATATATCAAATAATCAGGTTATTGAACGTAATTGATTGTTTCTGAAAGTCTTAGTTTTTCGCCTAGATTAAAGGTTTCGATTTCGATAGGTTTAAAATGATGTAATTCCCCCTAATTCGAGGGAATTGGATTTTATGCACGTTTATTCTTTGGAAAGGGTACCAGGTTCTGTCTAAGCCCATCTATGAAGTCTGACCATTCTTGCATCATCTTGGTTCTGTACTGTAAATGCTGGGCATGGTTATAGGCTTGAGACACGGCGTTACCAGTTTTGTGGGCCAATTGAACCTCAATAGCATCATGCATGTATCCCTGTTCATGCAAGGTGGTGGATGCCAGACCCCTAAAACCATGACCTGTCATTTTGCCGGTATAACCCATAGTTCGGATCGCGCTCAATAGCGCATTATTGCTTAATGGTTTTGCCGTACTGTGGTTATAAAATACGAACTGCTTATTCCCAGTAAGAGGCTTTAGGCTTTCTATAAGTTCTATAGCTTGCTTAGATAAGGGAACGATATGCACTAAAGCCATTTTCATTTTATGGGGCGGGATTCGCCATTCTTGAGTATCAAAGTTGATCTCATCCCACTCCATGTTGATGAGTTCAGCAGTCCTTACAAAAGTTAAGGTCATCAGTTGTAAGGCTGTCTTTACCAAGATATTGCCATGATACCGGTCCATGCGATGTAAGAATGCAGGAAACTCGGATATATCGAGTCGAGCCATATTCTTTACTTTTCTTGGCTTTAACGCTTCTTGTAGATGTGGAGTAGGATCATTTTCTATTAAGCCTAGGCGGATCGCATATCTGAACACTCTGCCGGTAAGGGGGATAGAGCGCTTCGCCATCTCTTGGGCACCACGAGTTTCTATACGTTGAGCACATTCCACAATATCTTTCCCTTTGATTTGGTCGATAGGCATCTTCCCAATATATGGAAATAAGTCTTTTTCAAATACAGAGAGATCCCTAAGGTATGTACCATCCTTAATAATAGCTTTTCGACCTTCCAACCATTCCAGAGCCAAATTTTGAAATAAAGTACTTTGATCTATTTCAGCTTTACGTTCTTTCTTCTTTTCAGCTGGATCAATTCCATTGCTCAGCAATTCCCTAGCTTCTAAGTGCTTTGCTCTGGCTTGGGCAAGGCTCATAAACTCATAAGAGCCTAAAGTTAGATTTTTTTGTTTGCCATTAAAACGATAAGCATAGATCCAAGTCATACGACCAGTGGGAAATACATGAAGTTGTAGTCCATTACCATCACTGTATTTATCTGGGGTTTTCTTATCAGCAGTAGGCTTTAGGCGCTTAATCTTTGTGTCGGTGAGCATGTTGATATACCCCATTGTTGGTATAAATATGTTGGTATTCATGCCATACCAACCTTTATACCAACACTATACCAACGATTCGGAAGTATTGCACTTCTTTGCGGTAGACAATAAAAAAGGCTCAATCCCTTTAGAATTAAGCCTTTCTTCACTGCTTTGGAGTGCAGTTCTTTCGAATTTGGCGGTGAAAGAGGGATTCGAACCCTCGAAACGCTATAAACGTTTACACACTTTCCAGGCGTGCTCCTTCAGCCACTCGGACACTTCACCATGGCGGAGGATAATATCGAAAAACATAGCCATCGACAAGGTGAAACAATTGAATTCGAGCAAAAGTTTTAGCTCAATGATATGATTCGCAAAAATAGTGTCGATAATTGAAGACAAGCTTATGCAAAGTACTGCAAAAAAAGCCGCCTTGCCTGCGATGACCTTGGCAGCATTAGGGGTCGTGTTTGGGGATATTGGAACCAGTCCACTCTATGCATTGAAAGAATCCTTCCATGCTGCACATGGCTTGGGCATCACCCCTGCAAACGTATTGGGTATTTTGTCCATTATCTTCTGGACCATGACCATGGTCATTACCATTAAATATTCTGCAATTGTAATGCGTGCAGATAACAATGGTGAAGGTGGGATTATGGCTTTGCTTGCACTCAATTTGCGCAATACCAATTTTAGCCATCGGAAAAAATTACTGTTAATTTCGATTGGCTTTATTGGGGCGTCACTATTTTTTGGGGATGGGATCATCACCCCAGCCATTTCAGTCTTGTCTGCCGTAGAAGGCTTATCCATCGCAACCGATGCACTTGACCCTTATATTGTGCCGATTGCAATTAGTATCGTCACTGCTGTATTTGTTATGCAAAAGTATGGGACAGCCTTTGTCGGTAAGTTCTTTGGCCCACTGACCTTATTGTGGTTCTTCTCTCTGGGTATTCTTGGGATTTCGAGCATTATTCAAACGCCTTTGGTTTTGGGCATGCTGAGCCCACATTGGGCATTTCAGTTTATCGTGACCAACCCTTTAATGGCCTTTTTCATTATGGGTGCGGTAGTGTTGACCGTCACAGGTGGCGAAGCACTGTATGCCGATATGGGCCATTTTGGTCCTGTGCCGATTCGTTTGGCTTGGTTTATTGTGGTCTTGCCGTGTTTACTGCTCAATTATGCAGGACAAGGTGCATTGCTGTTGCGTGATCCGACTGCGATTGAAAACCCATTTTACCTGTTGGTGCCAGAGTGGGGCTTGTACCCAATGATCTTCTTGGCCACTATGGCCGCCGTTATTGCATCTCAAGCGGTCATTTCAGGCGTCTTCTCTTTAGCGCGTCAGGCCATTCAATTGGGCTATTTACCACGTTTAAATGTGAAGCATACTTCAGATTCGGAACAGGGGCAGATTTATGTACCTTTACTGAACTGGATATTGTTGGCATCGATTATTGTCTTAATTTTAATCTTCCAAACCAGCTCACAGCTTTCGCATGCCTATGGTCTGGCGGTCACCATGACCATGCTATGTGACACCTTATTGATTGCGGTATTTATTCGTTATACATGGAAATGGAGCATGCCAAAATTGGTGCTGCTGATTATTCCATTCCTTGTTTTAGATTTGGTCTTGGTGAGCGCGACCTCACTTAAAGTATTATCGGGCGGTTGGGTTCCATTGCTGATTGGCGGTATTGCATTCATGTTATTAATGACATGGAAACAAGGTCGCGAGTTAACGTTTGCCAAGCTTCAGCAAGATACCTTGCCACTCGATTTATTTGTACAAAGTATTGGTGATCAAGCCAATTGGGTTGAAGGCGAGGCGGTCTTTTTAACAGGGACACCAACCGTTGTGCCACATGCCATGTTGCACAATATGAAGCACAATAAAGTACTGCATCAAAAGAACATTATTCTGACTGTTAAAATTCAAGATGTTCCTTATGTGGAAGAGTCCGATCGCTTCCATGTCGAAAGCATGAATCAGCATTTCTATCGTCTTGAATTGTACTATGGCTTTAAAGATGAAATGAACATTCCACAAGCACTAGAAGCCGTGTATCAAGCGATTGAGCTGGAATATAACTTAATGCAGATCAGCTTCTTTGTATCGCGTGAACGGATTATCAGTACCGTGGGCGATGGTATGGCGCCGTGGCGTGAAAAGCTCTTTATCTCAATGCAAAGGAATACCAGTCCTGTGAGTGACTTCTATCAGATTCCACCAAACCGTGTGGTTGAACTCGGTAGTCAGATCGAGATTTAA